GAGTTCAAAGGTAGTGCAATCTTTATTACTAACTTGAAGTTTGAGAACATCAAGTCTAAGAAGTTACAGGATCACTTGGAAGCATTACAATCACGTTGTCACTTCTTGGATCTTACTATCGACAATGCCCGTGACAAAATGTTACGAATCAAGCAAGTTGATAGAGACTGCACTGATGGATTGTTTGCTGACTACAAGTTTAAGAACGGCGAATCAGAAATGATATTCGACTTCATGGAAGAGAACGCACACAAGTTAAGAGAAGTCTCAATGAGAATGGCTCTTAAGATTGCTGACTTATTTAAAATCCAGAAGAATGACAACTGGAAGATGTTAGCAGAATCAACGTGTATGCGTAGAGTTTAAACTCTGTGTCAGGAGTTAGGGGTGGTCTTCGGATCACCCCTTTTTTATTACCAAAGGCATTGTTTGCGAGGATAAAACAAAGTATAATTAATTATGAGTTTTGAAAGTATAGATTTTAAATGTAAAGAACATCTTATTTGGTATTTCTTAAAAGCCAGCGACCCTTTACGTAAAATTAACTTATCACATTATGATTTTCAATTCATGTCAAACATGCAATCATTGACACATGAGAAAAAAGAAATCACATCTAATCAGGCTTCCTTGTTTGATAAACTTATCAGTAAATATAGAAAGCAATTAGCCTCTCATGGCATAATAAACTTAGAAGAACTTAAAGAATTGCCTTGGCAGTCTACAGTTGTTCCGAGTCTCCCTAAGTACACTAATGCGAATGTTGATTTTGATTCAAAAGAAAATCTACTTACTATTAGAGTGCCATTTAAAAAAGATTTTATTAATAAGTTTAGAACTACACCCGCAAATCCTTGGCAATGGAATGGAGAAAAGAAACGTTATGAATGTCCTCCTTCAACCATTGCTTTACGTATAGCATATACTAAACTGCCTAACTTTTTTACAACTGTGTACCACAACGAAATAAATACTATCATCACTCAGTTAGAAAAAGAAAAAGCAACCAAGAAACATTGGAATCCTACGCTAGTTCTATCAAACGGCAAATACGAAATTACATCATCAAATGAAGTTTTAGATAATTTGTTGTCTGATACCACATTAGATAACTCTCCAAAATGTTTATACAAACTGTCTACGTTAGGTATTAATGTAGATGAAGAAATTATAAGAGATGATGCTAAGTTAAAATTTGCATCATCACCAACAGTAGAAGTAGATGTCGATGATGACCTCGATACAGTCTTAGAATGGATTACTGAATTAGAGTGCGACACTATCTATTGCGGAGGATTAAGTTTTTCTACTAGTACTTACAACTCACCAATCAAATATGCTAACGATGTTATTTCTGCTTTGAAAGAGAAAAACTTCAATACAGTTTTCGTTAGAAATAAAATCGAAGCATCAGAAGTTCCAACTTCTGACAAAAGTTTACCGATGTATCTACAGGTACATTCTTCTGACATAGACCATGATCAGTTCCACGGCAGTCTTGCGATGGGTAAAATCTTAATAATAAAAAATAAACGACCGTTGGAGGTTAAATAAAAATGAAAGTTAGATCGATGAACAAACTAGCAATAAGTATTTGCTTAGTGTTAAATGTTGCGGCCGTCGAAGCACAAGAAATAGAAGAAGTTGTAGTTGTGGGAACTTCTGTATATGAAGCAGAATCTAATCCTAGTACTGATGTCTTATTGTTGGAATCACTTATTCCGGAAGCGACACAAGCCGGCGGCTATGGTGGATTTTCTGGTTACACTGAAAGAGGAACACAAACAATACACACTCGTGTGTTTAGAAATGGTGTACCTGCTAATGATGCTGGTAGTGGTTGGTATGATTTTGGACATGATTATGCGACAGGCAGTGAGACAATTAAAGTTGTCAATGGAGTCAACAGTGTCCTTTATGGTTCAGGAAGTTTAGGTGGTACAATCTTTATTAAAGACGATTTATCTAAAGATGTTTCTGTGGTAAGACTAGGTGATAAACATCAGTTTATGTCACACACTGCTAAGGGTTTTAATTTGTCCTACTTTAATGTAGACAATGGCAGTGTCAGAAGTGACAATGATGAAAGTGATAATTATTTAAACATGACTGCTAGAGGTCAATTTGATACAGGTGAGTTCACTACAAATGTTTCAGCAACCTCATATGATTATGACTACGATAATTGTTATACTGCAAGTTTTTCACAGTCAAATGATTGTTCTCAGTTAGGTACTAAAGGAAGTTTATCAGTAAGAAATGATAACTATACATTTGGTTATTCATTCAATGATGCAAAGTACAAAACAGAAGGCGTAGAGACTTACTCATCTGATGCTGAAAGAGCATATGTTGATACAAGACACACAGTTGGTAACAATCTCTATGGTGGAACGGTTGAATATGAAAAGTATGAAGGTATGTCGCAAGACTCTATCTCTGCGTATGCATTGCTGAACTACGAGCCTATTAACATAGGTCTACGTTTAAGTGAAGATGCATTTGTTTATCGTATTGGATCATCAAAGGGAGATTTCTTTTCAAGTTTCGGTACATCATATCGTAACCCAACTCTATATGAGTTAAATGGTGATGCATGGACTGCACCTAATCCTGGACTAGACCCTGAGGAAGCAACAGGTATTGAATTTGGTTATAAAAATATAACTGTATTTAAATACAAATTTTCAGAAGGCATCGACTATAGTTTTGCATCATCACAGTTTGTCAACACTGGCAAGTATGATACACAAGGTGTAAGATATACCAACACAATGACGTTTGATTACCTAGACACATTCATAGGCTATGAGTTAGGCTACACTGATTCAGATCAACCAAGAGTTGCGAAGTACAAAGCAGTTATCAACAGCATACATCAAGCAGATAATTATACATTGTCATTTACATATACAGGTCTATTCGACAGAGAGCCTGGACCGTATGATGGGACAGAAATGTTAGATAATGTAAGTTCAATTGATTACAAGATCGAAGGATCAATTGCTCCGAACTACTTGCTATCTGCTACGATTAGAGATATACTAGATAAAACTTATGAATACTTGCCAGGATATAATTCGGGCGGTGTTGAAATTTTAATTACACTACAATATAGGCCATAATAGAATGCCAGGAACTGCAATACTACAAATTAAAGATGAAGTCAATCTAAAGATTGCTGGTCTTGAATTGGATGCTCGTAGAGCATTGATGCAAAAATTTGAATATGAAGTTCCTGGCGCACGTTATATGCCTAGTGTAAAGTTAGGTAGATGGAACGGCAAGGTTAGTTATTGTAGCCTTGCTGGTTCCACATTTATTAATCTTCTACCAGAAATTGTTCCTATCTTAGAACAACTTAACTATGAAATTGAACTAGAAGATTTAAGAGAATACAAAACACAATTTAATTTTACAGAGATTCAGAAAGACACATTCAAAGATGTTTTCTGGCCTGAAGGACATGTCTGTGAGGGGCAGTCAGTCGAACTGAGAGACTATCAAGTAGAAGTTATCAATCAGTTCTTAGCAAACCCTCAATCAATACAAGAAGTCGCTACAGGGGCAGGTAAGACGATTATGACAGCCGCTCTGAGTAAGAGTGTAGAAGAATATGGACGCAGTATCGTAATCGTACCAAACAAAAGTTTAGTATCACAAACAGAAGAAGACTATATCAATATGGGCTTAGATGTAGGAGTATACTTCGGTGATAGAAAAGAATACTTCAAACAACACACTATTTGTACTTGGCAATCTCTAAACATTCTATTAAAGAATACTAAAAGAGGTGAAGCAGTATGCACTATAGATGAATTTATCGAAGGTGTAATTTGTGTCATGGTTGATGAAGTACACATGGCTAAAGCAGATGCATTGAAGCAACTGCTAACAATGGTAATGCCTCATGTACCTATTCGTTGGGGACTAACAGGTACTATACCAAAAGCACTTTATGAAAAGACTGCATTAGAAGTAAGTTTAGGTCCAGTTATTAACAAACTGTCTGCGAAAGAATTACAAGATCAAGGAGTATTAGCAAAATGTCATGTAAACATTGTGCAGTTGCAAGATGACCAAGAGTTTAGTAATTATCAAAGTGAACTAAAACATTTGCTTAGTGATGAACAACGTTTAGACAAAATGGCACATCTTGTTAAGACTATTGCTACTGAAGGCAACACTCTTGTTCTTATTGATCGTATCAATGCAGGACATGCTTTAGTAGAAAGATTAGACGATGCAGTATTTGTATCAGGAGGAATGAAAGTTGTTGATAGAAAAGAAGAATATGATGAAGTATCCACTTCTACTAACAAAGTTATTATTGCTACTTATGGCGTGGCTTCTACTGGTATCAATATTCCTAGGATTTTTAATCTTGTACTCATTGAACCAGGCAAGAGTTTTGTTCGTGTCATACAGTCTATCGGTCGTGGCATTCGTAAAGCAGAAGATAAAGACTTTGTTCAAATCTGGGACATAACAAGTTCATGTAGATTTGCTAAACGACACTTAACCCAGAGAAAGGCTTTTTACAGAGAAGCAAATTATCCGTTTGTAGTTGAGAAATTAAAATACAAATGATTTCACCAATAATATTGATTACACTGCAAGGAGCAGTTATAATAACAACATGAGAATATTAACTTTAGAAGACGAATTTTACAACTTAGAAACATTACCCGAAGAGATTGATGATCTTCGATTCGCTATTTTAGATAATTCTAATCCGTCATTTGTGGATTACTATTATATACCTTTAATCTTTTTAGAGTCATTTAATGCACCAGCAGTTGTGTTGCAGATTGGCGACAAGCAGATTAAGATGCCTGTTGATTGGTCAGTATTGATTGGCGATGAAGAAGGTGGAGACTTAGAAACTCTATCATTATCTTCTTTAAACGACAGAGGCTTTGATGTGTTTTCATTCAATCCTTTATCATCATTTGCTCCTAACTTTCTCCCAATAGAAATCGTAGACATTTATTCAGACGTTATTTGGTATGCACCAAGACTACGTAATGGTCAGTTCTTGTGCGTTCCTATTGAAGATGGCCCTAAGCCAAGATGTGTTTACTTTGTCAAAGAAGTAAGCAGGAACTGTGAAGTTGTAGATTATGCTCAAGTCTTTTGATCATTGGAAGAATATATGTAAGTTACATTGGAAAGAAATTGTAACATTATCTGTAGCATTACATTGGATCGTAGATTTATTTATTATAGCACCCTTATCAATAGCAATAGGGTGGTTTGCAAGAGGTTATTTTGGCTAGAGTAAAAACACCAGTAGATGAAAAGTTTGAAAAACAAGACTTTAATCTGTTTGAAGCAATTACTGCAATTGATAAAAAAGATTATGGTTACTATGACAGACTAACACCTGAACAACAAAAAAAGTTTGTTCCGTTTATGATGATCAATTGGATTAGTACAGTTAAAGGCAAACCAGAGTTGGCACAATACTATCTACAAAGTGTAGACTATCATGCAAACAAGTATCTGTTCAATGAGAATGTATCGAAGCATCCTAAACTACAATGGTTGATGTTGTGTTCAGCATCTCCTGGAATAGGTAAACAATTTCATGCTTGGATACCACAGATTAAAGCAGGAGTTGCTAAGTTAAAAGACAAAGCAATGCCTAAAGATATTAGAGAATATTTTAAAAAGATATATCCTGGTCTCTCAGCAGGAGACTTGAAAGAATTAACAACTGCATTTTGTGATCAGCACAAACGCAAAATTTATCTAGCAAATAAATTTCCAGAATTAAAATTTGATGAGGTAGAATTACTTAGTGAACTCGTTACAGATAATGAAATCGAAGAATACGAAAAAGAACTTGGCAACTAAATTTGGTTGCGACTTTTGTGGTCGATCATTTCAAAAAGAAACTACGATTGACAAACACCTGTGTGAAAATAAACGCAGATGGGGAGATAAGGACTTAAAAGGCAATCGTATTGGATTTCAATCATGGCTAAACTTTTATGTTCATAACACAACAAGCAAAAAACAAAAGACTTATTTAGACTTTATTAAAAGTGCCTATTATCTTGCTTTCGTTAAGTTCGGTCATTACTGTGTTAATGTAAAATGTATTAACATCAGTCGTTATGCAGACTGGTTACTAAAGAATCAAATACGTATAGATAAATGGACAAGTGACAAAAATTATACTAAATTCGTTACTGAATATTTGAGAGAAGAAAATCCATTAGATGCAATCGCAAGAAGTATTGAAACTGCTATCACTATTGCAGAAGAAGAAAAGATTAAAAATGATGATGCATTGAGATATGCATCACCAAACAAAATCTGTTATGAGATTACTAAAGGAAAGATATCTCCTTGGATGCTATATCAAAGTGAGTCTGGTGTAAAGTTCTTAGGTAAGTTAGATGAAACTCAACAAAAAATGATAATAGAATATATCGACCCTGAGAAGTGGGCAATCAAATTCAAACGTGATCCATCTATAGTTAACGAAGTAAAAGAACTTATGCATGATGCAGGGTATTGATGAAAGAGTTAGATTTAAAGTTTCACAAATTAGATGGACGATTTAAAGGGAATGATATCTTCACATGGATGTGTACTACTATCATTCAGCCACGGTATGAACGTTTTAGTCCTAGACCTCTAGCACAAACAGATTTAGCAAAGATTATCAAGTTCAATCAATTACGTGATTGGTGTTGGGATACATGGGGACCTAGTTGCGATTTAAAAGACTATGACAGAATACATGAACTATCTAACTACGTAAGCCTAGCACAATACAACGACAACACCCATGACACACTTAACGAACATTGGTGTTGGTCTAACGAAGAAGATCATAAACAAAAAAGAATATATCTAGCAGGTGATAAAGAACGCATGTGGCTAGAAACGAGGTGGCGATGAGTCAGTGGCACGGAGGAAAAGGTAGTGGTCGCCGTAAGGGCACTGATCAAAAATCATATGCAGATAATTGGGATCGTATCTTCGGTAATAAATCTAAACTATCACATAATGAACGTGGCTTTGATATCATAAATGATATCGTTCCTGACAGTCTTATTCAACGTATAAACGATAGAAAAGATGAACTATACCCTGTCAGAGCATCTACGCATAAGAAGCAATACGCAGAAGCAGAGGCATGTAAAAAACTGTTTGGTATT